CTATTTACAAACCTTTACAAACTTGATAAAATGAACGAGTACAAACATGCGGCCGTAGTTCATCGGTAGAACGACGGCTTCCCAAGCCGTAGAGGTGGGTTCGATTCCCATCGGCCGCTCCAACCTTAAAATATTATTTTTGAAATATTGCACTATATTGCAAAGTGTTGCAAAGGCATATAAAATAAGTCTTCTTTGAAAACTTGATATATTATAGTATTGCATAATATTGAAAGCATTTGCCCCCATTTTGCCCCCACAAGTGCCCCCTTGAGGTTTTTGAATAATAACTTTACATTAAATAAAAAAAGTGCCCACAAAGCTAGATTAATTCTAACTCTGTGGTCTTTTCTTTTTCTATGTATGATTAACGATTCATACACCGAGATAATGGATCACTCTACCTTTCACCATTGCTTAACCGTATACAAAATTGTTGTGCCTTTTACTTTACTACCTTCTAATTGTACCATTCCTTCAATCCTCCCTGATTGATACGCAACAGTAGGGTATATCTTTTCATCTATATATGTAACCCCTACTTTTATTTTATGCTCTTTGGCCAAATTAATCTTATAGACATCTACAGCTTGCTTTGTTTCATTTGGTGTTACTATTGTTCTGTCTGTTTTTTCTAATGCAACTTTTGGTAATTTACCATTATCTTCTTGTATTGCTTGCTCTGTAGCAATAGCAGCTTTATCTAAATTTGGTGCTATTACTACAAATTGTGCATCCGGACTTCTTTTTTCTGTATTTAAAATTTCATGCCTAATATCACTAGCTGTATCAGGACTTACATTAATACTTCTTGCAAAATCATCTACCGGTGCATATCTTACTACATAATTTGTAATTACCTTTGGTTCTGTTTTTACCGCTTGCTTATTCTTTCCTATAGCAAAACATACAATAGCCACTATTAATATAATAGTTATATATATAATAGGTTTCCAATGCTGCTTAATTTTAGTCCATAAATTGTACCACATAATCAGTTACACCCCTTGCCAATGCTTTGGCTGCTTCATCTTGATTGTTTTCATTTCGTAACCACGCTTCTTCTGCCGGATTGCTAATAAACGGCAATTCAAATAGTGCTGCCGGCATTGCCGTATTATTAAGCACATATAATCCGGCTTCCTTGTCTACATCACCGTCAGACCAATCTGCACGCACATCAAGGCTTGGGAATGTATTGGCCATTTGATTCATCAGACATGTAGCAAAATTATCTGAATTAGTCCATCCTCTACTTGTATATACTTCAATACCTCTAGCCGATTCATTAAAGCTATTGCAATGAATAGAAAGGAATAAATCATAATTACCTTGATTAGCTGTTTGGCAAATAAATTCTAGTGAATCATTTTGAATATAATCTGCTTGTACGCCTGCTGTAATTAGATATTGCTGTACTAACGCTCCAACATTAGCAACAACATCACACTCTCTTAATCCTGTCGGGCCAATTGCTCCCGGATCTGGATTACCATTTGGTGCATGCCCAGCATTTACTAATACTCTAATCATTTTTTATCATCCTTTCCTTCAAATTCATCCGGTATACCGTTATGGTCTACATCAACAATAGCTTTGGCCAATGCTATAACGGCACCAATTACACCGGCTGATAACATACTTGAACCTAAACTTATACCTAATGGCATAAACTTATAGATAACATCCGGTTTATAATCAAAAAAAACTGCCATAATATACATCATGGCAGTAAAGAAATACGGCATTACGGCAATTACAAAGAAAATAATAATTGCCCATGTTAGCTTTATATTCTTAATCAGACTTATAGGCATTCCTTTAATTGTAGCCCATACATCACTAAGCATCTTATTCAATTTTTTATCACCTTTTCAATAATTCCAAGTAGTCTTTCAATGATAACAATATTTCTTGCATCCAATGCCCTTAATTTTTCAACAATGCTACTCAATTCATATACAATAGGGCAATACATAAAAAACTGTGATAATAATATATCTGTCCTAAATCCTAATGTTTCAGTATCCGGTGCAAGCATCATCAGAATTGAGAGGATAAAGAACCAAGGGTACTGTTTTACAAACTTTTGGAATGTAGCCATTCTTAGGCCTTTACTTGCTAAAAAGCGTCTTGGTCTTCCATTTACGATTACAACGCCCCACCCTCTCCACATTAAGGCTAACATTATATTTAGCACAGTACCTTCCCTGTTAGTTGCTTTGTTGTAATCAGTAGCTTCTATCAATAATCTTAAAAAAGTATCAATACAAACCAACAACACTACTAATATAGCGGTATTCAATTCATCAATTAGAATATTATTCGTAATGACATTTTCTAAATATAAAATAGCACTATCTAATGGCGGTGGTGGCGGGCCATCAAACAAAATCACGATTAAGCCCCCTTCTCAACAGTAACATCTGTTGCTACATCCTCACCGGCTTCTTTTAGTTCCTTCTCTTTCAATGCATCAATGTCTTCATAAATATCAACTAACAAATTATGAACGCATTCCGCATCAGGGCAACGGCCATTTTCTAACAATTCATTTGCACAATATTCACAATACTTTTCCATAATTAAGCCCCCTTAACAGCTTTAAGCTCTTTTACCATCGACACTAAATTACTTTTATATTCTGCTTGAATCTTTTCTAATGCTGCTTGATTACCTGTTAATGTTGCAATTAATGCTTTATCTTTTAACTGCTCATTAGCTGCATCATATTTATTTTTAATTTCATCAGTAGATTGTTCCTTAACTTCTGATTCAGTAGGTGGAATTGGTGTAAATTCAACCATTTCTCCATTTTTATATACCTTACCGGCTTCTAATGCATCAAACACTTCACCTTCATCTTCAATATAATAACAATCCGGATATGATTCTTTTGCTAATTCTAATAAATTCTCCATTGTTTTTGCATGCGTGCCTAATAAATAAGCAGCCACTTTTGTACGTTCACCGTTCACATTCTCTTTACTTAATACAATTAAAAATTTCATAATTAATTATTCCTTTCTTTTTTCAAGTTAATAGGGGGTAATTTTATGAAACTACCAAATAATTATGGCCAAATCTGTAAACTGTCTGGCCAAAGAAGACGTCCTTTTATGGTTCGTAAAACAATCGGCTATGAAACTAATGGCCGTGCCATTTACCATATTATTAGCTATTACTCCAATAGAGCGGATGCATTAGACGCACTATCAAAGTTCAATAATGCTGATGTTCCTATGCCTACTATCACCCTTTCTAAAGTTTATAAATTATGGTTCCCTACACATTCAAAACATGTCAGTACATCGACCTCTAATAGTTATATTAATAGTCTTAAGCATTTAGGTTCTGTCGCAACTTTACCTATTAACACTATTAAATACAGACAACTACAAGATGTTATGGATAACATGCTAAATAATGGATTATCTTATGCTAGTTTAAAAAAAGTTAGATCGCTTATACATCAACTCTATAATTTTGCAATTATCAACGAATGGACTGATAAGAATCTAGCTGAGTATCTGATTATTGGCAAAAATATACCTGTTAGGCCACACAAACCTTTTACAACCGCTCAAATAAATAAACTATGGCGTTTAATTAGCACGCCCGAAAGCTATATAATAGCAAGCCGGAGCGATGGTATCAGAGGTACGAATTGTACAACTATTCGCCGTTTTATATTCTTTTATAACGTTAACAGTTAAGCTTAATTTACTGTCGCTTGCGTCAATAACGCCAACCGGAATAATAATATAATCCGTATTATTAAAAGCTATCGCAAAGTTTGCCGTGGCTGCATTACCGGAAGGACGGCCGGTTGCTCCACCTTGGATAATTAATCCAAAAAACAGCGGGCCAAAACAGATAAACCAAGAGTTTGCATTGCTAAATCTTGCCTGTACGCCTAATCCTTCAAAAGTCTTTTTACCAATTGCCCTAATTACGTTATCATCAAAATCATCACTTTTAAATGCATCTGAAATGGCCTTTTTAACGTACTTCTTAACATAACTTACACGTGCACCTAAATTGGCTAATAGACTATTACTTTCAATCTCATCATCATCCACACTAGATGTATCATCAGTAAACGCTTCTCTTAGATCCAATACAGTAACAAAGGTTTCATCTTTAATAATGGCTTTAACGTTTGTAACTGCACCTATAATAGTTCTTACATTGTAAATTTCGCTTTCAATCGGAATCGATTTATCCGGTACAAATCCGACTTTATCACCGCCATTAGTGTACGCATATAAAACCTCTGTACCGCCCTCAGCTTTAGCAAACAAGGCTACTTCTTTTGGAAAAAAACCAATATCTAATTTAGAATTTGAAATTGTGGCTCTAACTAAAAACTGCCCATTACCCTCGTTTAATGCTTTGGTAATAGGCAGTTCCATTTTTGGAGAGATGATATTAAGCATTGCACTAACATCTTGATTAGACGGTAAATCTCCATCCCCTACTAATACTCTTGTAAAAACTAATTGCTTGTTAGTAGCAAGGCATTCACTAATTAATGCTAATCCTTTTTTTGTTACTACGTTTTTAGGATATTGCGATGCCATTTTAAAACCTCCTTAATAAATATCATGAATAACATTAGATTTTGAAATATAAACCCCAACAACTACTGCTGCATCATCAAGTTCTGTGCTAAATCCTACATCCGGTTCTATATTAACGATGCTTGAAGTAGTCATATAACAGCCTGCATATAACCCACCATTCACTTCATGCATATCCGCAACTTCCATGCCAATATGTGCCGGCTTAACTTCTTCCATATCCGTCCTGATATTTGGCAGTGCATACACAAAACTTGAGTTATTAAAAACTAACTTTAATCGGCCATTTTCAAAGAGTACATCAATATCATCCAAAACATAGACTTTTACCAAGGCTCTAATCTTTTCTAAATCCAACTTACCGGATTGTTGCCATTTGGCTTCTACTCTTTTTCGCCTGTCCGATAATGTACCTTCAGCTTTAATTGCTAAATCCTTTTCATAATTAGCCGTTCCGCTTTCGCTTGCTGTATCAAAAAAGACGTTGCCTAAAAGTTCATCTAACCTTTTATCAACGTCTTCCATCGTTATACCGGCTGAATCATATAATTGCCTTACCCACGGATCCTTACGGTACAGTTTATTTATTGTCTTTAATGCATATTCTTTTATTTCTTGCCTATTATTCATTGAGTACCACCTCAACAGTTCCTAATATGGCCACCTGTTCATCTGTTAAGTTAATACGGCTACTGCTATTGTTTACATAATAACTATCATAGTCATTAATTCCTTCTGTATTGATGATTAAGGCACCAATCTGTGCCACGCTAACATATGACTGCTTAAAAGCAATCTGTTTAAGGTAATCAATGAGCCGTTGTTCCAATTTAGCTTTAATCATACTAGCTGTGCTATTTTCAGCATTAACTACTCCATTAATTTTTACATTAATCAATACAGATTCTGCAGCAACTACCGTACAATATGCTCCTACCGGTGCTTCTCCTTCACCTGTACCACTTTTGTTAGGATCTATATACTGTTGCACAACATTTACTAACTCTTGGCTTGCCGGCTGTCTATCGCTATCAATCAATACCACCTTTACAGTGTTATCACCGTTCCATAATGGTATTACATTAGCTTCACCTACACCTTCTACTTCTTTAGCCCATTGCTTATAATGATATTTATTGCCACTCGTTGCCGGCTCACGCAATTCTTCGTAATATCGTTGCCTTAAATCAGTATCTGATTCTGCATCTTCACCATTAATTGTGGCATCATCGTTAGTAACAGTAATGATACCTGTTAACGTAACCGGCATTTTAGTAATACTGCCTTTTGGCACATTGCCAATTTCACCGGCTGTAGTACATTCAATAGCTACTTTACTGCCTACCACAACATCTTTTGTTTCAGTAGCAACAAACTGTAGGCCACCTTCACTTTCAAACAAATTACCAACACTAATAATGCCACTTCCCTGTACTACCGTAATATAGCCGGTAGCATACGTAGCTTTTTTTCGTTCCGTACCTCTTCTTTGGAATACTACACGTGTTAATTCATCACCGGTTAAATTATCTACGTCTTGTTTTCGCTCAATTTCCTGTGCTTTAAGGCACAATGCTAGTACTGCAAATGCCATACCACGTGTTAAGTCATAAGTAGGGAATCCTTCTGTTTTCTGATACTCTTCAGAAATTTCATCCAACATTACATTATGCACCGCATCAATGCCAATGCTTTTGGTAAAATCAATACTCATATGTATATTTCACCTCCTCACCTGTTTTAGTCTTAACAGTAAAATAAAAAGTGCCTTTGTCAAATTTCCAATTATTAACGGAAACTGCACAAGGCACTTTATTTAAAATTCCATCAGTAATACGCCTTTTAATTTCACTGACAATAAAAGAGCGTGGTAATCGATACCCTACAAGCTTATCAAGATTTAAGCCAAAGGTATCACTGTAAATTTTATATGCATTTAGTTCAGTTCTAATAAATAGTTCAATCCATTGTTTAATCGCATCTACTTGTGATGTTTCAACATTAACGCCATCTTCAAGTACAAATCTCTTTTTGGCAAAATCAAACTTCATGTTTCTACCTACTTTATTTTGAGCATTTGTTTTTGTAGATGTACTTTCAATGGTTTCTTTAAAATCGTAATCTGTAGGAAACATTGTTTTCACCTACCTTACAATATCATCAATAAAATAATGCTGTCCACTTTCATCCGGTGTAACTTTAACCAAATCGCCAACTTTCCAAATTGGTTTAATATGTATCTTTCCTGTGCCCTTAGAGCTGTAGTTTGTATTCGGGCCACCAAGACATCCACCAACTGTTGTTGTTCCTTCATGTTCATAGCTGTACTCCGCTTCATGCCTTAATATTTGATTACAGATATATCCATTGGTTTTATCAATTTTAAAAGTACCATTCCTAATAGTAACAAGCCAATTATCTCCAATAGCTTGTACTTTACCTAATATACAGCCCATTAGCTTTGGATTATCTCTATTTCTGAACTCATTAGCCATCTGTGCATGCCAATCTTCCATACTATCACTCCTGTTTAATCAATTCTAAGTTCATTGTGTGATTTACTCCATAGTCATGTACACAGTTTTTAATTAAGAACTGCCCTTCCATTCCTATGATAGGCTGATTGAACTTTAGTATTCGACCACTTCTAACTGAATCATCACCAAGCACTCTTACACTAAAGGTCTGCTTAATTTTATTTAGATTATCTAAATATTTTTTAGCCACTTGCATTGCTTTAGCTTTTTCTTTATCTTCAACTTTTTGTACTTTCTGCAATACACCAAATTGCTTGATACTATCAGCATCTTCTACATTGGCCAATACTTGCTCATTCTTTTCACTCGATGAAATAATAAGCACACGGTTTTTCATGTCTTGAATGGATTCAGTGTAGTTATAATCGCCTACAATGCCTGTTATGGCCACATCAAGCACCAAATCCTTATAATCTTCAATGAATAATTGACTACCTCGTACTTCAATCCGGTACTTATACCCAGTCTCTTCAGTAGCCTGTTTAAGAATATCCTTAATAACATCAGATACAGGTGTGCCCTCATACACCTTCTTAATTTTAGTATTGATGATAGGCACACTGCCTAATGGTACGCCATTCTTTTCACATACTTGCCTAATGGCCGTTGTACCGTCAATATCATTGTATTGTATCGATGTTTCCGACTTATTAAGGTAAAAGGCATAATCAAAGGCTGTATAGCTATATTTATTTATCCCTGACTTCTTACCGTCTACAATAATTCCTGTAAAAATCTGACGTAACTCTTGACTGATAACAGAATCATTAAAGCTTGTTCTATTATTGTTCGCCACATCATTTGAAAATATCACCTTACCGCCCATAGCTAATTGGAGATTTGCCATATTAGCATCAAGCGGATTTGAAACCAAATCAAAGGTAAACTCTTGCCCAAGTGTATCAGTATTATCTGATAACCTGTAATTATTTGTGTATGCTGTAATTTCACGGTTATCATTTGCTACTACATTGGCATATTCTAATTTCATACTATCACCCACTCAACGTATTATTATCACCGGTAGTACTGTTAATCGTTTGATTAACATAAGGATATTCAGTAAATTCAAGGCTTGCTTTATAATCGCCTACCTTATCCTTGATAAAGTTTGCCTTGTTACATAAGCAAGCCATATTAAGCAATTCACTACCATCACTAAATGTTACGGCAATGCGTAATACTTGCCGTAATTCCATCCGCTGTGTAATAAATTCTTTTACCTCTTCTCCATCGCTTCCCCTTGGTCTCATAAATTTGTATTTATGATTCACCGGTAACAAAATATCATCTAGTGAATAGGTGCGTAATCCCATATAACCGGCTAGTAAAATATCACCTGTGGCACCATTGAATACTTCATTGTTCATTACATATTCAACCTTTGGCAATGTAGCCGGCACCACAGGCAATACCACATTTTCATAGGTTAAATCATCATACAAAACAATATCCGCTTTACTTGGCCTATTTAAGTAATATTCTAATTGGCTTAATATCATATTCAAAAATGGCATTTACATCACCTCATTACATATTACTCATTGCCAAACGAACTTTATCTGTAATATAACGGCCACATTCATCCATGAACTGCTCGTTACCAATTACATTACCTTGAATTGTTATATTTACTTGTACGCCACCATTTCTACTAGCTGCACGCTTTACAGTTTCATCATGAGGAATTATTTCTGAACCGCTTGGTAAGATAATTCCTTCACCTCTGTTGTTTTCATTGACGTACGTACTACCACCTTGCCAATAACTTGTACCGGTAGCATTATGTTTTTCATCATCACCACCAAATACAAAGTTCTTAACTTTCCTTAATCCATCACCAATAGTACTAATCTTTTCGCTAATGCTACCCAAGATAATATCAGCAAAAGATTTAATGGTTTCAAAATAGCCATTAAAAATACCAACTAGCCCTGAAAGTGCTTGGTCCCAATTGCCAGTAAATACACCGGTAATAAAATCTATAATGCCTTGGAAAATCTGTGCAACTCCATCAATTACACCGCTAAACTGTCCAATAAATCCGGCTACCGCTTCAGCTGCTGCTTCATACATTATATTCACAAAACCAAATACTGCATTAACGCCTAACATTATTGCATCACTAATGGCTTGTCCTAAATTGGCAAACCAATTAATTGCATCACTAACAGCGGTTGTAATGGCCGTGCCTAAATCCACAAACCATTGAATTACACTTTCAATAGCATTAGATACATATTGCTCAATCGCCAATCCTAAATCAATAAACCATTGTTTAACCTTTTCAATCACGGCACCGCAATATTGGCCAAAAGAAATAACTGCTGCCTTTACCTCGTCCCAGTGCATCACCAAAGCTACAATCAGTGCTACCAATGTAGCAATACCAATAGCAACTAATACAATCGGATTAGCCGCCATTACTGCATTAAATGCAGCCATACCAACCTGTGCCCCTTGCATTGCCGTCTTAATTAACTTAAACCATGTAACTACTTTGGTAATCACGTTAAAGGCTACAAATCCGGCTACAATACCGGAAAGAATTGGAATAATATAATCAGCATATTTACCAAAGAATGCCACCGCTTCACCTAACGCCCTGAATGCCATTACCGCAATCTCCAAAGCCTTAGATAATCCATTGGCCAAAGCATCACCATTGGCTGCAAACCATGTTGTCATACCGTCCATCACTGATGCAACTTGCTCAAATATGCCCTTCATTTTCGTTCTTACGATAGGCAATATCTCAGCAAACACACCAATAAATTTAGTCTTAATTGGTAACAACAGCATGCCCAAATCTTTGGCCATTGCACCGTACTGCATCTGTGCTTTCTTTTGTTTGCCAATATCCGTTTCAGCCATTGCTTTATTTACGCCACCAACGTTATTTTTTAAGACATTAGCAATAACTGATGCTCTTTGCATGGCATTACCGTTCTTAATCATTTCCGCTTCAGTTTCTGACATTGTGATGCCTACACGGCTTAATGCACTTGCATTACCACCCATTGCTTTACCAATCATATTAGCAATGCCTACTGCATCTTCTCCTGTGGCGTTTAAGCCTTTTTGTTGCACTAATAAGTCCGCCATACCATCAGAAAGCATTGAAATCTGCTGTTCGTTCAACTGAAATGTAGCTAACTGTTGCATACCGTTAAGTATTACACCTTTTCCAACTACACCAACCTTAGAAAGGCCTGCAGCATAATCATTTAATGCAGCCTGTGCTTCTTTATATCCATCCGGCCCTCTTGCTTTGATTGATTCTACATTCTGTAAAATCGCTCCTAACTTAGTTTGTACCTCAATTTCTGATTCAGCGGATGCAATCGCTTTATTGGCGTATGCTGTAATAGCACCTACTGACAGAAACGAACTCAGGCCGGCTAATTTAATTCCTAATTTACCAATGCTATTAGTAATGCTTAGAAATCTATTATTTACGCCTGAGCCAAAACTAGATAGCCTATTGCTTGCCTTTTGGATTTGCCGTTGCATTTGTTGAGTGGCTTCTACTGGCTTTTTTAACGGTGCCGTAAATTTATCTACTAATGACAACAGTACGTTAATATTTTTACTTGCCATTTATGCCCTCCCACATTTCTTTTTCTTCCTCTATATCTGCATCCATACACGATTTTAAAAAAATAAACTCCAAATCATTCATATTCAATAAATCGTCTAGTTTATGGCCGTGCCTAAGATAATACCTATATACCCTTAATTCTGAATCGTCTCTGACTGCTTTTTTAAGTTTTCACTAAACCCATTAAATGAATCACCATAAAATTCTAGAATAGCGGTGCCAATATGAGTAATCTCATCAAAATTATCATTCAAAATTTTTAAAACAATATCTGTAGGCTCTGCACATCCATATTTATCTTGTAAAGTCTTATCATGCAAAATTGGCGTGCATTTATAAATTAAATCCGTTAAAATTGATAGCTGTTCACTTAATCCACTAGCGTTCCCCATGTTCTCAACAATTCGCAATACAGTAGGCAATGGCTGTTTTACAATAGTCAATGTGCCACCTAACGTTTTTACCTCAACTTCTTTGCTCTGAAATCCATCATTTAGTTTACGATTCAATAAATCTTCTAATGTTAATTTCTTCATTTTCTTGCTCCTCTAAATAAAAGAGAGGGTACGTTATGTACCCTCTTATCTTTACTAAATAATCATATCCAAGAAGTTATAATCTGCAGCCTTAAATGGTACACTAACTTCACCAATTTTCTTATTTTCAAATTGAGCTAATGCAACTTCATCTAATGTAACGCCTAAGAGTTCAACACGCTCTGCACCATTACTATCAGGATCATCTAAGGCTGTTACAATTTTAATATCCGGAATCTGTAATGTTTTAGCACCGGTAGCAATTTTTGCTTGAATTTTACTATCAACCTTATGCATTACTACTGTTCCGGCAATAGAATAACCTACCAACCGCTGATAAGTACCGCCTTCCCCCTGAATGCTCACTTCTTCATAAATCAAGGTTAACTTAGCTTCAAAGGATTTAACTTCAGATAAAAGTTCGCCATCAAGCCAGCTTTTACCAAAGTTCCCACGGATAATTTTATTATGTACAACTGTATCCATACTCTTTCTCCTTATTCCATAGCAATTTTAAAATGTAAATCTTCTACCGCATCAAGGATTTTGATATTACCGGCTAAGAAGATAAAAGATTTAAACGTACGTTTTTTTACTGTTGCTTCATCCCAATCCTCTGCTTCAGTCTTACCAATCGCTAACCATGCTTTCCGTTGTGCTTCCACATCGATATAAGCAATATTATTAAATTCCTCATCAAGAATTTCACCGGCTTCAATCGATGTAAGAGTTAAGAAATATGTGTTTACTGCACTAATAAATAAGTACTGATTATTCAAGCGGTTTTTATACTTGCCTACCCAGTTATTTTTAAAAGTACTGTAAATATCTTCTAAGATAATATCCATTGATTCAACAATAATAATTTTGCTCATATCCTTTGTTTCAGTAGAAGTATATGTTGTTAAGCTATTAACGCCACGGTTAATTTTTACCGTTTCATCATCATCTTGGAATAATACCAAATAGCCTTTATCAATCCATGCATCAATGGTATTTTCATCATCATCAATAAAGCTTTCATCTACACTCGAAATATCCTCTAATTCATAGAAGGTACAACTACGGTTCATTGGCAAGTTAGCTAGTAACGATGTTAAACGTGGTAAATATTCAGCCATTGGCACATTTCGTTTTTCATCGATGCCATATACACTATCATTTCTTACGTTGATTAAGTGCATATCATCGGCTACCGTTACATTATGCAATACGGCCTTATATTTCTTCCCTTTAGATTTAGCATTACGGCTTTTAACATAACTAGCTAAATCCTTTTGGAAATCATCGATTGTTGTACATACATAGTTAAATTTAACCTTATCAATCAACTTCTTAACATCAGCGAATTCTTCAGTAGTGGATGGCACGTGAACTACACGCAATTTAAAAACATCAACATAAAAGCAGCGTTTCAAAATTTCAATATTCGCATCACTATATTTATCCTTTGTAATATCCGCTTCATACTTAAATAAATCAATACCGGCTTCAGGCCGTGTATCATCCTTTAAAATAACAAGAGTTACCCCTCGTTGACTACGTTTAATAGCCGTAATCGCCTTTTGGATAAAAATAATCTCAATTGTAGGCTGTCCCATGCTATTACCTCACTTTCTACTTAATATTTACTACAAGTTCTTCAATCATTGGTTCATCACCCTTATCAGGAATACGTTGTACCGCCAATACATCAAATGTTGTATGCAATACTTTGTCTTCCTTGTTAATGAAGTGTGTAACCTCATCAAATGTGATGCCAAAACCTTCTTCTGTTTCAATTCGCCCACTAAAAAGCTCTCTTAACTTTTGGCGAACTTCTAACAGTTCTTTAAATCCAATCTTGCTTTCTGTAGCAAAATAATAGAGTTCTAAGTGGTATGTATCGTAATAGTATTCAGTAGTTAATTCACTATCATCAATTTCATCTACATCAATAAAAAAAGAAGGCCTATCAAAGCCTTCTTCTAAATCACGATCATTCACTTTTACGTTTAAAATATTTCTGACATTAACGGTTAACGCCTTAATAATTTGTGCTGTGCCAATCATTTCAACCCACTTTCTAAAAGTTCATCAATGAATGCATCTGCCATATCACTGTACTCATTAGCAAACTTTCTAGCAGCTTTACCCATGCTATTACGCCCCGGCACCCATTTCATTTTATTTGGTTTGACTGCATTAGTTTTATGCCCATGTTCAAACAGATGAGCGTGTGGAGCTTTATTTTTTACCCTGACTTGATACTCATTGCCTTGATAAATATAAGCACTTCCTCTTTGTAGGCTCCCTACTAAATCAATTCGTTTACGCTTTCCATTCACGGTTTTATATCTTGCTTTACCGTAAATTGTTTTTTTATTACTATCTTTGGCCAAATCATCCTTATATTGCTCTCTAGCCAATTTCAATTGCCTGTTACCGGCTCGTTGCATAAAGTTTTTAGTTTTTCGTGGGAATTGCTCTTGGCCAAGCCTAAGTAATTCTTTAGAAAATTCAACCAACTCATCAGCTGACATATTACCGCTCATATTTTCACCTCACAGAATATTTCAAGCCGTTCTTTATTTAAGTATGGATCTAGAATGTATAAGATATCGTATCTCTGACCTTCAATAACAAGCCACATATCCGGCTGAATATCATCACGATACCTTATTACAATCTTATGTGTAGTCCTTGATAGTGTTGTATCAGCCATACGGCCACTCAATAAACTACCTGTTTGAGGAATAACGGCACAATATACATTGCCAATTAATGTTGGTACAATCGGATATTGCCCTAATTCATCCATTTCACTAGATTCTACATTGTGCCATAGTTCAGCTATATGTTGTAGCATGCTGCTTAAATGCCCTTTTCTATACATATAACTACCCCCCTCAAATAAGATTTTTAGAGTATGCACTCAAAATTTGAAGTGTTGTTGGATTGATATTAGCTACTTCAGATACTGTAAACTGCCGCAAATCGTAAAATTCAGCACATAACGCTAATACTGCTAATGGCATATCTTCATAAGCATCTAGTTCTTCAATGCTAAGTCCTGTATAGGATGCACAGAATCTTTTAGCACCATTCAAAGCCATATCAACAACTTCACAATCCATATCGCTTACTAAATCTACACGGATAAAACTTGCAACCTTTTCTACAGTTAAATCACTAACCTTCACTGGCCTTACGTCCTCTCCTTGTTTTCTTTACAGGTTCTTCTTCAGGCTCATCAACCGGTTCTTCTTCAATCGGTTCATTTACCGCTTCTTCCTCTGCCGGCTCAATCACCGCATCAGTTTCTAAAGGCTCAATATACCCTGCATTGAGTAAATCCTCTGCCCAATCCTGATTGATTATCTCTATTTCAGCATCTAGCGGTGCTGAAATCACACCGCTAAACCCTACCAACACTTTATATTTCATACTATGCCCCTACTTTTAATACACCAAAGCTTTCAGGCTGAATAATCTTACTATCCGCTTCAATCCATCCGATTACCCCTACAGCATGTTCATCTGCATATTTTTCCTGTAATACTTGAATTTCCACAGTATCTTTTACTAATTTTGTAGCCAACCCTTTAAAGTTACCAAATACTGCAATTGCATTACCGGCTGCCAATTCTGGCATTGCATCGGATTCATAGATAGGATTACCAAGCAATGTGTAAGAATATCCATTTCGAATATCGCCATTAAGCAGATAACGGCCATCTTTATCCTTCAATTTGGCAATTGTTTTAAAAGTATTTGGATTAACCACCCATACACCATTAGTACGTAAACGCTGAGGAACTTGCAATTGTGTATCAATCAAATCATCAGCAGTAATGGCCACACCGGATGCTGTAGTTACTACTTGTTTAGAGTTTAATACACCTTCCATTTTTCCTGTTGTACCATTAAGGAATTCCTGTTCTAAGAATTCTGCAATGGCTTCAGATACTTTAACAATTACATAATTAACAATATCAAACTCACTATTGTTTACTAAGGATTTAGATACCTTTGCCAAAGCTCCAGAAGTAAAACCTTCCAAAGTTTTAGATGTAAATGTACCTGCACTTGCAACTAATGCCTTAAATTCCTCTGCATAACCACATTGAATTTTGCCATTGGTTTCATCATAAACAGGGAATACTAATTTACCTTTCAAATCATAAGAATCAGATAATTCATAAATTGGTGCAATGTTTTTTACCGTTTCAATAATTTTATTGGCAATAGTCTGCGGAATAACCGCCCCATTTGTACCTTT